CACGCACAGCCCCTAAAACCCTAACATCTGTATCCGCTACGAATGAGGCTATATCTGAATCTATCCAATTGTTCAGATCTACGCCATATCCACGCGAATCATACTGAAAGGTTTTCATGTTGTAATCTGGCATAGCTCTCTCCTCTAGGTCGTCCAGTATACAAGGATGACCAGACTATCTCCTGTGAAGGCAGTCTGTACATCATCTACACTAGTAGGGGAAGCAGTCGCATGCCAAGCCGCATAATCAGCATCAATCTGCGATGCAAGATCATCGGAGTACCCACGAACATCATACACAAAGGTCTTTACGTTCATTCGATTCTCCTTTACTATCTACGTTATACTGCATAGGCCGATTTCTATTTCCTTCTTTGTAGTTTTCCCGGCCTCTGGCCTTCGTCCCCTGGACTACTCTATGGGATAACATACTTGTTATATTATAGGATCTGGGTGATTTGTCAACCCTTTCCTACTTTTGCCCTCAGTTCACGATATTTATTCATATCGTTAGCTCTAAGTGCTGCTCCAAGCTGTTCCATTATATCACCGTCACTAGAAGGAGATCCTCCTCGTGCACCGGCACCCTCAGTCTGAGGCCAATAATGTGGCGAGCTTTCCTTTAATCCTTCAATCCATACCGTTGGCGTTACTACGGCCCCTGCATCATTCTTGAGCAAGCTGCCTTTAGCATCACGGGCTTCTATTGAACCATCCTTACCAAGCGCAAACAACTGCGCTCCACGTAGCAATACGTCGGTAATGGCCTCCAGCCTTACACCGGCTCTTGTTGCTACCGCACGAAGTTCATCATCACGCATTTTGTCTTCATACAACGTTTGGTAGTGCCTACTCTTGCCAGAGACTTCCTCATACTTCTCATTTATCTCTTTGACGGCCTTATCATGCTCAATACGCATATTTGAGGTACGCTTCTCCAGAAGCTCATCAAATTTACCTTCTTGAATCATACGGGCTTCGTCACTTTGCTCAAGGAACTCCATGGCTCTTCTAGCTGCTTCAGGGTCTTTGATGTCAGCAAATTCAGCAAGTTTCTCCTGAACTTGTTTTTTCTCACCAAGCAATTCTTCATTCTTGGCTTTTAACCCAGCTACTTCCTCTTCAATCTTAGCAGCTAATGATTTGTTTATTTCTTCCAGTTGCGCCTTATGCGCTTTGATAGCCTTCGATCTTACTTCTTCGTCTTCAATAAATTCAAAATCCATGATGCTACACCTCCAGTGTATGTTTTTTCAGGACACCCAGTGCCCCAAGTATAAAAGTGGCACGTGCTTTATGCACTGTACTCACCAACTTTATCTTTTTCTTCGGTAGATGTGGTACTTCCACCTTTTACCGTATTTCCATTCTGCTTGTCAAGTGGTTGGTTAGGATCTATAGCTGAACTTCTACCTATACCGTGTTTTTCCACGAAACCTTTGTCCTCCACCAACATATCAAGGTACTCTTTAAGGCTGACAGTTTGATCAAGCAAGCCAGAACCAACAAGATAACGGTGAATGACAGCAAGTGGCATAGTAGCTCCACCCATTCCCTCAATGACAGCCCTAATAACGTTCGCATCTGGTATACCGTAGGTTAACGCACTTGGTGCATCAATCTGGACTTCCTCTGGGTTCCACCTCCCCCACTTGCACATGAGTTGCAGTCCATCCCTGATAGCATTAAGTGCACTTAAATATATACTGTATATCGAAGCTGACTGAGTAGCCTGCCTGATACGCAGTGCCTCTGCTGATTCAACACCCTTTCGAGTGTCTAATATGGCGACACCATGTCGAATAGCTTCTTCATAGAGATCAGCAATGTGATCTTTTACATGCGTTAGTGCTGCGGTATCAGTAACCGTATAAAAAATACGGGCCTGCGGATCAGGCAGCACAATCATCACCGATGAACCAACTACATTTGGTAGGTCATCATCATTAGAAACACCTACCATGCAGAGTGTTGGGTTACAACTTAAGTATTCTGAGTTAGCTAGGTCAGCTTCCTTACGGTATATTTGAACTGCGCAGTTAGCAACAGATAAAAGTGGGATAGGCTGGCTATCAAGGCTGTTATTGATACTACCAGCTACAAATAAGGGTACTTCGTCTATCCTACGCCCAAAATAGGCGGGTTTAGTGTACATATCTTGTATTTCGCCTTCATCTGTGAACAAACGGCTCGTATAGTAGCCCTGTTCATCCAAAATCATGACTCTCCGCACTTCTTCGACATCGTGACTGAAAATATCTTCAGATGCAGGCATTGCTTCCTTCAAAACCCCCATAACAAGAGATTTCCTACTACGCACGGCTTCTTCTTTCCAATTTATGAAACTTTCTGCAGAATAACGTACAAACTTGAATTTGTTGTCCGAGGCTTCCACATCAACCACTATAGGGCACTTACCGGTCTGTAATATCTCAATGACCATATCCATGAACAGTTGTTGAAGGGTTTGGCCCTCTCTTGTCGCTTCTTTGATGATATACTTCATTGGAGCTGGGACATTAAACTCAGGGAGCTTGGTAATGATAACGCCGAGCGCACCTTGAAGGGCATATGAGGCAATTTGGGGGTAGTGTGCCCGTTCAAGGTACGCATCGTACGCTTCACTGTACTCACCAGCCATCCCACCGGGACGGGGCAGATACTTCTCACGCTTTGATTTAATGTAATTTTCTCCACGCATTGCATGACGGATAGTTTCCCAATCATGCAATGAACGTTGATACTCAGGATGCCTAGTTGTAGAATCAGAAGCACCAGTAATTGTTTGAGGGCCTAAGTAGATCATTATATCCTAACCTTCCTATGCTTTAATCTTGTGTATTTACGGGTGAGCATATACCGTGTGCTGTCATAACAGTTTGATATTAATACCCCGCTACCAACCGCAAACAAATGTGTCCCTTCCGCAGTTAAGCAGTACGTTGGTTCTTTATGTGGTAGCATCTGCACATTTTTTACTGATATTGATTTTACGGAGTTTAATTCTGCACTCTGTACCACACGTTTTTCTTTTTGTGTATTTGTTAGTATCGAACTGTTTTGAACATATGCAACATTCCCTAGTAACTGTATCAACTCCTGAAGCCCTCCTAAAAGCTGACTTGCAGTTGTTTGAGCAGAATGAGTTACCATTCTTATAGTGCGTTTTATGCTGCTTCCCACAAGAGGTGCATTTCCTTTTAACCTTTTTGTGCAATACACCTTTAGTGTTTTCATAGTGCTTATTGTGCCACTCTTTACCCTGCTTACTACTGTGCCACTCTGCTGCTGCTTCCAAACATTCTTTTGGCATTCCCCTATTGTGCCCACATTGGTGCATAGAACTGTGTTCTGGCCCCTCAACCAATTGAAGGTTATCAGGTTGGTTATTGGCTTTATCTTCATCTTTGTGGTGCACATACCAACCTTCTGGTATTTCTCCGTTGAAGTGCTCCCAAACTGTTCTGTGAAGCCTGTTACCACGTTTTTGAAAATACTCACCGCACCTGTAGTACACCTTTCCACAAAATTCTTGTTGATTCTCTGACAATTCAATGACCTTTTCCATAACGATCCTCCTTTAGGATTTTCGCTAACAATACACTGCGTATCGTAAGGTGTCAATTGCAAAGCCTCTATTAATCCATCATTAGTCAAAAATTTATGATCTGGGGTACAATCTACATAGCTACCATCGTCAAACGTAACTCGTACTAATTCAGATTTATCAAAATACTGTTTACAGTTGTAGTAAGGTACATACTTACCACCTACTGACAGCACTTTTCCTTCTGTACCTACTAAATCTTTTATTGGTACTGTACCTTTATCTGTGTGCACCAACGTACTGCCTATAACACAATGGTCTTCCTGCTCTGTATCAACATCTTCATATTTCTTTTCATCGTACTGCAATAGTGGAAAAGTTCTCATATGGTGCCTAGCCCTGTCAAAAAAGTACACACCTGGATTTTCTAGGTCACCCCGTTTTGATGCTGCCAACATTTGTCGTAGCATAGAAAGACCAGCCACACGTGAACCTGAACCTTTGTATGCACGTTTCCAATGTAGCCCATACCGTGCCATATTGTTTGCTATACTTGAACCGTCTCTTACTTCATATATATTAGTATCTGCTGGTCCTACTAGTACCCTACAACCGTACTCCCTTGCAATAGCTTCGTCTTTCGCAAGTACTCTCTCTGCTATTTGGTCACTGGTAGCGTAGTCCCCTTTATTTACTGTACCGTCCCAGCCGTAAAGCTCATCAATAATAAACATGCTATCCCGTGGGATAAACGGCATATTGTACTCAGGGTCGAACTGCTCCCCGTTTGCTTCTGCAGCGTAGGTAACGCTCCATGGCTTTGCTGATCCCCAGTCGAAGCTTCGATAAACGTGCCAGCTCTGCGGAAATGGCACCGGTTTGAAGATTTGCTTTTTGGGTTCCCATACGTCCGTTAAGGCACCACCTGCGACTATATCCCATTCACCTAATACCCATGCTTTATATTTTACTGGATCATCCCTGACTGCTGCCATAATAGTATTAGCATAGTTAGGATCCGCTTCCAAGAGTGCTGTGTTCTCTTCAAGCCTTGAAGGTATGTGACAACGTGACCGTTCTGTATCTGGGTCTACATATATTTTTACTGGGTTTGATACGTCAATGTAGTAGTTCTTTACCCAACCGTGTCCTGGCCCTGCTGGGTTGCAGGTCGCACGTATCTTACGGGGTACGTCAAGTATCGAACAACGGTTACAAGACATCATTTGGTTATAGCACTCATCTATGGGCCAGTTTGTCAATTCCTCCCAGCCAATCCATGGATATTCATGACCATGATAGTTCCAGTAGTCACTGGGCTTCTTCATGTACCGCAAATACAGCATTTCACCTGTAGAAAATGACCATTTGTGCTCTGAACCGTTATATTTAGCTTCAGGGAAGATTTGGCGCACCCAACGGTGGCATTTATTGATGATATCTGTTAATTCTGTATATTCTTCACGAAATAAGATCCCACGCCACGCTTCACCGTAACCTAGGCCTACATGCTGCAAATAATCCATTATTAGGACGTCAGTCTTACCCCCACCCCTTGAACCGTGAATTAAGCACTCATCAGTCGGGGCAGTCAAAAATAACTCCTGACTACCTGGATGCGGGGTCCAAACTATGTCTCTTTCCCCTATGCCTGCCTTAACTTTCGTCATATACCAGCACACCAGTGGTTTTTTCTCTTTCTGCCTCTATGTACTTGACTACTTGCTCCCCATTTCTGGTTGAACGCCTTTTTTCAGCGTTTTTGGGGTCCGTGTAGTAGTTTTCCATGTCTGAACGAGTTATTCGTAGCACGGTGGCCCTTTGTTGGCGCAATTCCGGGTTTTTTGCGTATGCCATAGTGATCCTACGGCTGAATTCCCCCGGATTGTTGTTAAAGTATAACTTCAGACTCTTACTTTTCTTGGCTTTTGCTTCAGGGGTCTGTGCTTTCTTACTCAGGGCTGTCATTTCTTCCACGGTGGCTACTTTATTGCGGTATGCACGCATGCCCTTGGCTCTTTTCGCATCCTTGGGCGTGCGGTACCACTTACCCGTTTCTAAACAACGGAATCCTTTTCCTGCTGGCTTACTCATATGTCATTGCGTCCTTTTATGAAATCCTCTCCCTTACGCTCCCATGCATCTTCTGACATTGATCCAGGCACTAGCAGCACCCCGGCACTTACGTTCAGGTTCTTACTTTCCATCTTGTCACTGTAACCTAATTTGTTACCGGTCATAAATTTGTACAGACCTACATTGTAGCTTCTATTATCCAAGTTTCTCCTACCTTCTTCTAACCACCACGCCTCGTACATGGCTTGCCCTATTTCAAACGCTTGGTTAAACTCCAGGAACTTTTCTGACCACTTACGCATGGTACCCACGGACACTTCAAACTTAGCGGCTATTTCTACTTCACTGAGGCCCGTTCTGCTGAAGGTGATGAACTGCATGGGGTGCGTAACTGGGTTGTATTTACTTTTGGCTAGGATCCAATCTGGGATTTCTTCTGCACTTAACAAATTACCTTCTATTATAGGGTTCCCTCCATGCAGCCTGCACATGTCACTACTGCCTACGGCCTTGTTTGTGCAGTCCGGCGTTGCGCATTCCGCTTCTGGGTACACCATTATCTCTTTTGGTTTCTTACCACCCTTGATAGGGGTTACTTTACTTGCCCCATTTGCACCATTTGCACCATTCCCTCTACGTTTGAGTTTACGGGACATCCTTATCCTCCTGGAGTATGTTTCTAAGCGTTGAGTATTTTTCTAGGTCTTCTGGTTCTAGGCAGTCCTGTATGAGGCAGTGCGTAACAAAGGTACTTAGACCTTTGGCGGTATCCCCTGACCAATGCGGTAATACGTGCCGTGCAACAAAATCGTTCATATGCTCTTGCAGGTTCTAAGTA